TAGGTGCTTCTAAGATTGGTAAGAAGAAAGACCCTGAAGAAGTGGCTAGGAGAGAAGCCACTAAATCTTTGAAACTAATAGAAAAGTATGCCAAGTTGGGAATTGATATAACAAAGGATAATATTGAGGCAGTTTTGGTGTCATATCCTTCCGCATATAAGGCTGCCAAATATCTTACTATCGGAAAAGAGTGTCATTTCAATGGTATAAGGTCATTTATGAGAAACTATTTAGTCTCACACAGAATGTAAAACCTAGCAAACATATAGGCCACGTCAGTTCGTCAAATTGTCGATAAAATAATGTCCTTTAAGTTAAATGCTGCACGCTATCGATCTCTTCTCTGGCATCGGTGGCATCACTCACGGTCTGCGTGGCATCGTGGAGCCCATTGCCTACGTGGAAAAGAATGATGATGCCAGAGGGTTCCTAGCGCGGAAGCACCCCAACGTTCCTGTATTTGACGATGTGTGTACCTTTGACGCCACTCCATATCTTGGAAAGGTGGACATCATCACCGGCGGGTGGCCCTGTACCGGTTTCTCCACCGCGGGAAAGGGAACTGGTTTTGAACACGAGGCATCTGGTCTCTTCACCGAGGTCGTGCGCATCACCAAGGAGTGTCAGCCCAAGTATCTGTTCCTGGAAAATTCTCACACACTAGCAGCATACGAGAACATCAGTGTCATTGTGAAGGCCTTTGACGAGCTTGGGTATGACTGCAGGTGGACTTCGTGTCGTGCAACTTGCGTCGGCGCCCCTCACCAGCGCTACAGATGGTTCTGCCTGGTCGTGAAGAAAGGAGCAGGTATTGATTTTGAAATCCCAGTAATCGAGAAGTTCGACTGGGAAAACAACGAGCCACCGAGGCAGATAGAGAAGAACAACAAGACAAACAAACTCCGCGTCGGTTTCATGGGCAACGCGGTGGTTCCTGATCAAGTAAGATATGCAATGACTCTGCTCAGCACCCTAGAGAACAAAGTATTGGGCCCTAGCAACACCGACGGGTATTCTATTGATGGCAGGATTTACACGTTTGTCGTGAAGCATCCCACGAGGAAGCCCCTTAACATTGTTTTAACACCCAGAGAAAACGAGGCGTCGTTTGCCAAGATTTGCGACCCCAAGAAGGTTCTCACAAAGCCTGTGGTGAAGAAGTATTGGGCAACGCCTGTGTATAGCTGCATGAACTCCGCAAAGTGCCCGAGAACGCTCACCAAACGCGTGTCTAATATGCTGTCTGCGGTTGTTGGATTTTCTGAGGGAGGTAATAAGAATTGGTATCTCAGCGCACAGTGGCTAACTTATTTAATGGGATTTCCTCAAGATTATTGGTCTTGCGATGACGGGCTATCCTGAATTATCACATGAGCGTGCCATATATTCTTCACGCTCCGTAAATACTCAGGATTTACAAAACAAATGAACTTTCGACCTTGTGAATGCCGCGTCGCAATTTCTTTTATCTTTTCGTTGCTCAGTTGGTATGTGCTCCATATGAGGTAGTGCCTGGTGTTATCAACATCGTATGGGTACTCGTTCCGCATCCATGCTATTGGTCGCCCTTCCATCTTCTTGGTTATTACATCGGAAACTGTCACGCCATTTCTGTTTAATGCATCACAGTATTGGTTGTATTTCTCAAGAACTTCCTTTTTACGTGTGAATAAATCTAGGCGATCCAGCAGTACACACATAGTTGCATCTTCCCATAACATTTATTTACGCAAGTATTATTCTTGTGAAAATTTCATATCTTTTTGTTCAGCGTTAATAACCCTTAGCTGTTGGTTTTCATCTTTTAACTTAAAAAAAAAACGACGGCATACAATATAGACCAGATGAGCAGTGCTGATTTCAAAAGAGATCTTTTACAGTTTGGTGGGATAAATGCAACAAATGGAACAATTTACCTGAAAGGAAACATACGTATGTTGGGAAACGGGTCTGCTATGCCCCAACTCACAGTCGGGAATCTGACAGTCACTGGAAACGCGGTGATCCCTGGGATTAGTTTTGCTTCGTTATCCGTAGCAGGTAATATAACATCTGGACAATTTTTTATAGGCAATGGTGCTCTGCTCTCGGGGGTGACCAGCACCCTTCCAACCGCTGCGAACCTTGACATCATCGGCAATGTCACGGCCCCTGGGAATGTGTCAGTGGCTGGTCAAGTGAATGCCCTTGGCAACATTGTAGCACCCTTCTTCATCGGCAATGGCTCCCAGCTGACTGGTCTCGCATCAACATCACTCCCAGCAGTCGCGAATCTTGACATCCGTGGAAATGTCATAGGCGCATATGCCAATGTAACAAACATCATCGCAGCTTCCGGGAATGTAGGCAATGTGCTCCTCGCGGGTGGCAACATTGCTGCGAGCGGACAAGTCAACGCCCTCGGCAACGTTGTAGCACCCTTCTTCTTTGGCAATGGCTCCCAGCTGACCGGCCTGCTCACATCACTCCCAGCAGTCGCAAATATTGACATCCGTGGAAATGTCATAGGTGCATATGCCAATGTAACAAACATCATCGCAGCTTCCGGGAATGTAGGCAATGTGCTCCTCGCGGGTGGCAACATTGCTGCAAGCGGACAAGTCAATGCCCTCGGCAACGTTGTAGCACCCTTCTTCATTGGTAATGGCTCCCAGCTGACCGGCCTGCTCACATCACTCCCAGCAGTCGCAAATATTGACATCCGTGGAAATGTCATAGGTGCATATGCCAATGTAACAAACATCATCGCAGCCGCTGGAAACGTAGGTAAAGTGCTCCTAGCGGGCGGCAACATTGCTGCGAGCGGACAAGTCAATGCCCTCGGCAACGTTGTAGCACCCTTCTTCATTGGTAACGGATCTCAGCTGACGGGTGTCATTGCTTCTGGTGTCCAATCTCTCGATGTCCGCGGTAACATCATTGGTGCGTACGCCAACGTGACAGACATCTTTGCAGCTGCAGGAAACGTAGGTAACGTGCTCCTAGCGGGCGGCAACATTGCTGCGAGCGGACAAGTCAACGTCCTCGGCAACGTTGTAGCACCCTTCTTCATAGGTAATGGCTCCCAGCTGACGGGCGTCATTGCTTCTGGTGTTCAGTCTCTTGATGTCCGTGGCAATGTCATCGGTGCGTACGCCAATGTGACAGACATCTTTGCAGCTGCAGGAAACATAGGTAACGTGCTCCTAGTAGGCGGGAACATTGCTGCGAGCGGACAAGTCAATGTTCTTGGCAATGTGGTTGGAAACTTCTTCATTGGAAATGGGTCACTATTGACAGGAGTGGCATATACCCCACCCACCGTGTCGAGTTCGGATATACGTGGTAACATCATTGGTGCATACGCCAACGTGGCAAATATTATTGCAGCTGCAGGAAACGTAGGTAACGTGCTGCTCGTGGGTGGCAACATTGCTGCGAGCGGGCAAGTCAACGTCCTCGGCAACGTTGTAGCACCCTTCTTCATTGGTAATGGCTCCCAGCTGACAGGCGTCATTGCTTCCGGTGTTCAGTCTCTTGATGTCCGTGGCAACGTCATCGGTGCATACGCCAATGTGACAGACATCTTCGCAGCCGCTGGAAACGTAGGTAACGTGCTCCTAGCGGGCGGCAACATTGCTGCAAGCGGGCAAGTCAACGCCCTCGGCAACATCGTAGCACCCTTCTTCATTGGTAATGGCTCCCAGCTGACCGGCGTCATTGCTTCTGGTGTTCAGTCTCTTGATGTCCGTGGCAATGTCATCGGTGCGTACGCCAATGTGACAGACATCTTTGCAGCTGCAGGAAACGTAGGTAACGTGCTCCTAGTAGGCGGGAACATTGCTGCGAGCGGACAAGTCAATGTTCTTGGCAATGTGGTTGGAAACTTCTTCATTGGAAATGGGTCACTATTGACAGGAGTGGCATATACCCCGCCCGCAGTGTCGAGTTCGGATATACGTGGCAACATCATCGGCGAATATGCCAACGTGTCCAACCTCATACTCAACTCCAACGACGTATCCTTGGGGTTAAATGCCGGTATTACTAACCACGGTTTGAATTCCGTGGCGATCGGAAGAGCTGCGGGACAGTCCAACCAGGGTGCCAATTCGGTAGTGGTAGGGTTTAGCGCAGGATTTTCTAACCAGGGGACGCTATCTGTGGCAGTGGGGACCAGTGCTGGTTTGGCTAACCAAGGTGCGTGTGCAGTAGCGGCAGGGTTCAACGCGGGTCAGGATCTGCAAGGCACGTCTTCCGTTGCATTAGGGGTGGCTGCCGGAAGTCAGACCCAGGGTGGCAATGCCGTGGCAGTAGGGATAGCCGCGGGTCTCACCAGTCAGGGGCAATCTTCCGTTGCCGTGGGGTCGTGGGCTGGGTGGACTAGACAAGGTAACCTGTCTGTGGCAATGGGTGCAAATGCTGGAGCTACCAGCCAAGGTATTTCTTCTGTGGCGATAGGCGCACTTGCAGGAGCTACTAACCAAGGTACAATGTCAGTGGCGGTGGGGTCTAGCGCTGGAATTACTACTCAGGGGGCGTGTGCAGTGGCGGTGGGGGCGAATGCTGGCCTTACTAGCCAAGGTATACAAGCTGTATCTATGGGATTGAATGCTGGACGTACTTCTCAGGGAGGGGCAGCCGTGGCACTAGGGGCAAGTGCAGGCCAGATTTCCCAAGGTGCGTCTTCCGTGGCAATAGGGCAATTGGCAGGCGTCACTAGCCAAGGTTCGTATGGCGTGGCAATAGGTTGGGGCGCTGCACAAGGTACCCAAGGTGCGTGTGCCGTGGCAATAGGGTTTACCACGGCAAGTGGGACACAGGGTAGAGAGTCTATAGCAATAGGGTTTAGTACAGCAAGCAATAGTCAAGGTTCACAATCTGTGGCGTTAGGGACCAGTGCTGGATTTTCTGCGCAAGGTAATTTAGCCGTCGCAATAGGGTATCTGGCAGGAAGGACTGCCCAAGGCGATTCTGCCGTGGCATTCGGGACCAGCGCAGGATTTACTTCCCAACGCGCAAATGCCGTGGCGATAGGGACCAGCGCAGGACTTACTACCCAGGGGGCGTCTGCCGTGGCCATAGGGACAAACGCAGGTCTTACCACCCAAAGCGCATCTGCCGTGGCGATTGGCGCTTTGGCAGGGGTTACTAGCCAGGGGGCACAAGCCGTGACAATAGGTCCGAGTGCAGGAAATTTTGAACAAGGCGCATGTGCCGTGGCAATAGGGTCCAGCGCGGGAAATTCTAGCCAGGGGGCATCTTCCGTGGCGATGGGGTTTCAGGCTGCCCAGTCTACACAAGGCACAGGTTCCACAGCAATAGGGCATAATGCAGGACAGGCTAACCAAGGTATAAGAGCCTTGGCGGCGGGGTTCAATGCGGGGCAGACTAACCAGGGGGCATCTTCCGTGGCACTAGGGTTTAGTGCCGGCGGGGGTACCCAAGGCACACAAAGTGTGGCAATAGGATCAAGCGCAGGCCTTACTAGCCAAGGTGCGTGTGCCGTGGCAATAGGAGCATTCGCAGGCCTTACTAACCAGCACGCAAACTCCATTGTCATCAACGCGACAGGAGGCGCCCTCAACTCGCCTGCCGCGGGCACATTGACGATCGCACCCATCAGAAGCGTCGCAGCATCCAACCCGGTGCTCGTGTACAACACCACCACAAAAGAAATAACATACAACTCAACCATAGATATCTTGGCAGCCTCTGGAAACGTAGGAAACGTGCTCCTCGTGGGTGGCAACATTGCTGCGAGCGGGCAAGTCAATGTCCTTGGTAACGTTGTAGCACCCTTCTTCATCGGCAATGGCTCTCAGCTGACCGGAATCGCAAGCTTCACACTCCCAGCAACGGCAAACCTTGACATCAGTGGCAATGTCATCGGCGCGTACGCCAATGTGACAGACATCTTCGCATCTTCCGGAAACGTAGGTAATGTGCTCCTAGCAGGCGGGAACATTGCTGCGAGCGGACAAGTCAATGCCCTCGGCAACGTTGTAGCACCTTTCTTCATAGGTAATGGCTCCCAGCTGACAGGCGTCATTGCTTCCGGTGTTCAGTCTCTTGATGTCCGTGGCAACGTAATAGGTGCATACGCCAATGTGACAGACATCTTTGCAGCCGCAGGAAATGTCAGGAACGAGCTCATAGTCGGGGGAAACGTTGATGTAAGTGGGCAAGTCGACGTCCTCGGCAACGTTGTTGGAAACTTCTTCATTGGCAACGGCTCTCTGCTGACCGGAATATCGTCTGGGGGGTCGCTCCCCGCGGTCGCGAACATCGACGTCCGTGGCAACATCATCGGCGCGTACGCCAACGTGTCGAACCTCATACTGAACTCTGCTTTTATAGCATTGGGTTCCAATGCGGGCCTCGTTAGCCAGGGCGCATCTGCCGTGGCGATAGGTGCATCTGCAGGAGGTAATACCCAAAGCGGGACCGCTGTAGCAATAGGGACTAGTGCTGGATGGAACACACAAGGGGGGTGTGCAGTGGCAATAGGATGCCTGGCGGGCCTTACTTCCCAAGGTGCTAATTCCGTTGCAATCGGCGCAAATGCGGGTGTCACTTCTCAGGGGGTCTCTTCTGTGGCAATAGGGGCCAGCGCAGGCCAGACTTCCCAAGGTGCAACTGCCGTGGCAATAGGCAAATTGGCTGGAAGTAATGCCCAAGGTGCAGCTACCGTGGCAATAGGAGAAGGAGCGGGCCGTACTAGCCAAAAAGCGTATGCCATAGCAATAGGATGGTCGCCGGGAAGTAATACCCAAGGTTTTTCTGCGGTGGCAATAGGGCCAGGAGCAGCAGGCACTAGCCAAGGTACGCAAGGTGTGGCAATAGGGTCTAGTACAGCATATCAGGGCCAAAGTGCGTCTGCCGTGGCAATAGGCACATATGCGGGAGGCACTTCCCAAGGTTTTTCTTGTGTGGCAATAGGAGCATTAGCAGCAGGCACTAACCAAGGTTCACTTTGCGTGGCAATAGGACCAGCCGCAGGAGCTACTAGCCAAAGGGATTATTCAATTGCAGTAGGGGCATTTGCAGGAAGTAACATTCAAGGGGCATCTTCCGTGGCAATAGGGGCCAGCGCAGCATTTACTGCCCAAGGTGCAAGTTCTGTGGCAATAGGGACGAGCGCAGGACTTACTTCCCAACGCGCGAATGCCATAGCATTAGGAACGAGTGCAGGAGGTAACGCACAGGGGTTTTGTGCCGTGGCAATAGGGACATTGGCAGGAAGCAATACCCAAGGTGCAAATGCAATTGCAATCGGCGCAAATGCGGGTGTCACTTCTCAGGGCGTGTCTGCCGTGGCAATGGGAGCATTCGCAGGATTTACTAGCCAAGGGGCAAATGCCGTGGCAATAGGAGCATTCGCAGGAAGTAATGCCCAGCATGCAAACTCCATTATCATCAACGCGACAGGAGGCGCCCTCAACTCATCTGCTGCGGGCACATTGACAATTGCGCCCATCAGAAGCGATGCAGCTTCCACACCGGTGCTCGTGTATAATGCCACCACAAACGAAATAACGTACAACTCATCCACGAGGAACATCAAGAAAAACATTATCGACCTCACCGCGAATACTTCTCACGTGTACGACATCCGACCGGTAGAATACGACGCTATTTCGGATGACAGACATTACGTAGGGTTGATTGCGGAGGAGGTGTACGAGGCCGATCCTTACTTTGCCTGGATGCAGAACGGTAACCCCGCGGGCATTGAGTGGTTCAACATCCTCTTGTACACGGTGGCGGAAATGAAGAAATTGAAGGCCCGACTGGACATTGTGGAACAACGGTGATAAATCACAAAAAACCGTTCGTCTTGTTCTCGTTCGTTAATTTATCGAGGAAGCTCTCCGTGTGAGTCTCCATCTTCTGCTGGAGCGTCTTCACGCTTGCGGGAACCTCGTGGTGGAAAGCAACAGAATCAGCCATCTTTTCCTGTGGACTTTATCTCGTTGTCAACGTTCTCGGCAACGTCAGTGTAAAATTTCTTGGTCTCTACGGGAAATTTGTACATTCGGTGGTCGCCGGACGCGCACATCTTTATGACGTCTGCCGCAGGGATTTGCTTGTCTTTCTTCTTGCCAGAGTCAAATGATGGTGTGGACATTTCCTTCATGCTCCGTTGAACTCTTGGCGGCATATACGGTATGTAGTAGTCATCGTCATACACGTCAGCATTCTTGACAAGATATTCGTTTCTGTATCTCTTGAGGTCCTTGGCGACTTCCTTGCCGGTGACGGGGTCTACATGCCTGACCACATTCTTGTCGGCATCGTATTTGATTACTTTTTGTTCTGCTTTCGTACCACGTGTATACTTGAACAATATTGCGGGTATTTCATGGGGGTCGGCGCATCGCAGCTCCTCCACGCAATCTTGATTCTTCACCGCTTCTTGAATTGAAGCAATGACTGTTTTATCTGGAACTTGTAGTGTGATGTTAATTGTATTATTCTGTGTGCCAATGTTGTTCATGATTTCAACATCTCCTGTGGTTATGGATGACACGTTTCCAGATGTGTTGATTTTCTTGATATCTTCTTCCCATACAAAGTTTCTGGATTCAGATTTGATTGTATGGCCACAAGAAGTCTTCTTATGTCGAGAAGCATTCCCTGGATGTATTGTTTCAAAACCACAACCACATAAATAGAAAGAAGTTCTGTGTGTCTTATATATAGACATCTTGATATAAAAAGAACATAAATTATTAAGTTATTTTACATTGTTGTGAGTATCTTTGAGTATCATAATCTCACGCGGTAGTGTAGTTTATAGTTGTGAGTATCGTTAGTATCTTTTTATTTTTTTTTTTTTTTTTTGAAATTAGTTTTCAACTGAAAGTTTCACATGGAATAGTGTTTCAATGCGAATCATACACGGCGAGAGAACTCCAAGAATATGCTGGCTGCAGTGTCACAATTAATTTTATGAAATTATTCTTGTGGAAATTTCATATATTTTCGTTTGAGTTTCATCATCCAGCAAACACCGCGGTTTTACAAAAAAAACGACGACATACAATATAAACCAGATGAGCAGTGCTGATTTCAAAAGAGATCTTTTACAGTTTGGCGGGATAAATGCAACAAATGGAACTATTTTCCTGAAAGGAAACATACGTATGTTGGGCAACGGGTCTGCTATGCCTCAACTCACAGTCGGGAATCTGACAGTCACTGGAAACGCGGTGATCCCTGGGATTAGTTTGGCTTCGTTATCCGTAGCAGGTAATATAACGACAGGTGAATATTTCATAGGCAACGGCTCCCAGCTGACCGGAATCGCAAGCTTCACACTCCCAGCAACGGCAAACCTTGACATCAGTGGTAATGTCATCGGTGCGTACGCCAACGTGACAGACATCTTTGCAGCCTCTGGAAATGTAGGTACATTAGCGGGTGGCAACATCGCGGCCAGTGGTCAAGTCAACGTCCTCGGCAACGTCGTTGGAACCTTCTTCATCGGCAACGGGTCACTATTGACTGGTATATCGTCACTCCCCGCGGTTGCGAGCATTGATGTCCGTGGCAACATCATCGGCACGTACGCCAACGTGTCGAACCTCATACTCAACTCTACTTTTATAGCATTTGGAACGGGGGCGGGAGGTAATGCCCAAGGGGCACAAGCAGTGGCAGTGGGGTTCAATGCAGGAAGTAACACCCAACAATCGTTTACCGTGGCAATAGGATCTAGTGCAGGACAGAATTCCCAACAACCGTCTGCCGTGGCATTAGGGTCATTCGCGGGACAGACTAGCCAAGGGCAATCTACCGTGGCAGTAGGAACCAGTGCAGGAACTACTAACCAGGGGCTAGCAGCGGTGGCAATAGGGTCACGGGCAGCAAACAATTTCCAAGGTGCACAAGCTGTGGCAATCGGGCAAGATGCAGGATGCGGTGTCCAAGGTTCTTATTCCGTGGCGATAGGGAATTTTGCAGGAGCTACTAATCAAAGTACACGAAGTATAGCAATAGGGTATCTTGCAGGACAGACTTCCCAAGGTACTTGTTCCGTGGCAATAGGCCTACAGACAGGGATTACTAGACAAGGTGCATCTTCCGTGGCAATGGGGGTCGGTGCAGGACAGACTTCCCAACAAGCGAATGCAATTGCAATCGGCTCATTTGCAGGAAATACTGCCCAGGGCAATGCTTCCGTGGCAGTGGGGCTCAACGCGGGAGCTACTAGCCAAGGTGCATCTTCTGTGGCAATAGGGTTCAATGCAGGAAGTAACACCCAAGGTGCATCTTCCGTGGCAATAGGGTTGGCTGCAGGACAGACTTCCCAACAAGCGAATGCAATTGCAATCGGCGCTTTTGCAGGAAATACTGCCCAGGGCAATGCTTCCGTGGCAGTGGGGCTGAACGCGGGAGGTAATATCCAAGGAGCACAAGCTGTGGCAATAGGGTTCAATGCAGGAAGTAACACCCAAGGTGCATCTGCCGTGGCATTAGGGTCATTCGCGGGACATACTAGCCAAGGGATATCTTCCGTGGCAATAGGAGTGAATGCTGGACGTACTTCCCAAGGAGGTGAATCCGTGGCAATTGGGCTTTTTGCAGGACAGACTAACCAAGGGATATCTTCCGTGGCGATGGGGGGTTATACAGGACGTACTAGCCAAGGTGATTCTTCCGTGGCAATAGGGTATAATGCAGGAAGCAATACCCAAGGTATAAGAGCCTTGGCGATGGGGTTCAACGCGGGGCAGACTAACCAGGGGACATCTTCCGTGGCGCTAGGGTTTAATGCCGGCGGGGGTACCCAAGGAGCCAGTTCCGTGGCAGTGGGGGCGGAAGCAGGACAGACTAATCAAGCTATAAATGCAGTAGCGATAGGACGCCAAGCAGGAGCTGCTAGCCAGGGGGAATCTACCGTGGCGGTGGGACCAGGGGCAGGTTTTACTGGCCAAGGCGCATCTTCCGTGGCAATAGGAACGAGTGCAGGAGGTAACGCACAGGGGGTTAATGCCGTGGCAATAGGGACATTGGCAGGAAGCAATACACAGGGGGCGAGATCCGTGGCAATAGGGTTCGACGCGGGGCTTACTAGCCAGGGGACATCTTCAGTGGCAATAGGAACGAATGCGGGAAGTTCCAACCAAGGTGTCAATTCCATAGCGATAGGAACAAACGCAGGAATTATCGACTTGGCAGCAAATAGCGTTGCCATAGGAACTGGTGCAGGGACTGCAAATGTATCAGATGTGAACTCGATAATTATAAATGCGACCGGCGCCGCCCTCACCTCGACTGCAGCGGGTACGTTGACAATTGCGCCCATCAGAAGCGATGCAGCATCCACCCCGGTACTCGTGTACAATGCCGTCACAAAAGAAATAACATACAACTCGTCCACGAGGAACATCAAGAAAAACATTATCGACCTTACGGCGAATACTGCCCACGTGTACGACATCCGGCCGGTGGAATATGATGCTATTTCGGACAACAAGCATTTTGTCGGGTTGATTGCGGAAGAGGTGTACGAGGCCGATCCTTACTTCGCATGGACGCAGGACGATAACCCCGCGGGCATTGAGTGGTTCAACATCCTCCTGTACACGGTGGCAGAACTGAAGAAAATGAAGATAAAAAACGAAGAACTCGAAGCACGGCTTGTTAAATTAGAGCAAAAATTATAATTTTTTAAGTTAACTACAATGAAAATACTGTTTGCCTCTACAGACGCGACTCAGACAACTGGGTACGGGCGCATAGCGTACAATATTTTGCTACATTGGTCAAACCTGGGACACGAGATACACCACTTTGCGTTCCAACGATACAAACCGTATGGCATAGAGGAAGATCGGAAACTTCCCGATAATGTTCATCTCATAGATGTTCACACACTGTCCAAGGATACATTTGGTACTGACATATGGACAGATACCGTGCGGAAAGTGGACCCTGATGTTATCATCGTGTATAATGATATGCCGGTCACGTGTGCTCTTCTTAACCAGATGCTGGACTCTCCGAAAAGGTGTCCATTTATCTCCTACCTGGACATAGTGTACACATTCCAGAAGTCGGAACTCATAGACCACATAGCAAAATATGCCGACCACATTTTCGTGTTCTCTGATTTTTGGAAAAAACACCTCACCAATTGTTTCAAAATTTCACCGAAGAAGATATCCGTTTTTCCACACGGGGTTGATAAGAAAAAGTTTACCAAATTATCAAAAGAGAGTGCGAAGAAGGTGCTGGGGCTGGAGGAAGACGATTTTATGATATTTAATACGAACAGAAACTCGTACAGAAAATTATTAGATATCACAATAAAGGCATTTGTTAGGTTTTGGAAACTCACCGGGGAAAACGAAAAGGTTAAACTGATGATCAATTGCCGACTCGATATCGACACCGGATATAATTTCCAGGATATCATAAAAACTGCGTGTATACTGGAAGGTGTGGATTACAACATAATTTCAATGCAGAACATTAAATTACTTTCGGAAAACGGTGGTCTCGTGTCCGACGAGATCATAAATACTGCTCTCAACGCGTCTGACATTGGGATGAACACGTGTGGCGGTGAAGGGTTCGGCCTGTGTAACACTGAGGGCGCATATCTGGGAGTGCCGCAAGTAGTAACAAACACCGGAGGTCTTTCTGACATATTTCGGGGTTTTGAAAATATGCTCGTGGATCCAAAGGTGTATATGACATTGCCTGCAAATATTGATTTCCACAATGGGGAACTTGCTATCTGCGATTATAAAGACTTTGCCGACAAGCTTCTGTTTTATTACAACAACAGGGACATCTTGAAGGCGGATGGTGCAAGTATAGAAAAACATATAAAGCAAACATACGATTGGGACAACCTTCTTGAAGAATTCTCGTATAGCATGGATAAACTAATCACTAGAAGAAATAATATACCATGTCTTTATATAAACAATGACGAAGATATAACTGCTAGAAAGATGATGGAAAAACAGAGCATCCCTGGTATCGATATACTCAGAATACGAGGAGATTACGACGATTTTTCTTCACATACGAAGGCCTTGCGCAAAGCATTTGACGAGAACAACGCGATAACATTGATATCTAAGGACGACGTGGTATTCAAAAGTGATTTTAGGTATAAAATGCTCGATGCTGTATCAAAACTTCCGATGACATGGCAAATAGTCCATTTAAACTCTTCATGTTATGCGATTTCTCAGAGCGGGCTGTTCGCAACGAAGAAAAGTAACTACGCCATATCTATAAATGACATGGTGTGTTTCTCTGCTAACGTTTGATCACAATTTTTCGCGGGTCCACTTGAAACCATATGCTGTTTTGCGATCCCCACGAGCACACATACGTATCTTAGACCCATTAGTCTTTCCAAGAGCTCGTGCCGCTTCCCCACTCGAACCATATGAGCCAACGCACGTGCCATCAAGAGTATACTGATACACTCTCTTGGATTTGTGATTCTTCTCACCAGATCGTGATTCGCTCATTTTTTGCTTGGACTCCTTAGTGTGTTCCTTCCCATAAAAGTGATTCTTCTCATCGGTCTTCCCATACATAGGATTCTTCTCGCCGGATAGTGATTCGCTGATTTTTTGCTTGCTTTCCTCTGTGTGTGTCTTCCCAAACCAATAACACTTCTCACCTGACTTTGCGTCGCTCATTTTTTGCTTGCTTTCCTCGCTCATCTTCCCAGTGGCACCACCACCTTCCTTGAGATTGTACCCACCAGGCGCGAGAGTTCCGAACAACGCCACCAGCATCTCCTCGTAGAAATTAAGTTCCTCGTCGGGAACCTCGTACCACTCCTTGTCGAAGTTATCCCATCCGTGCTTCTTGATGGCGCCAGAGATCGCCTTACACCCGCTACTTGACAGCTGGTGTTCTTCCAAACGTTTATGTATGTCACGGATTGTTTGCCCGATGTATGCTTTTCTGGACTCCTTCTTGAGCGTGAGTTTGTAAATGAAGCCCATTTTGGTAATTACAATAAATTTACCATTATATCCTTACAAGTGTCGATATACATTAAATGACAAACCAAAATAAGCGCAATACCCCTATGGAGAGGTGCGATCGTTTGATTTAAACTTAAATAAAAAATATTAACTTAACATAAAAGAACATGACAGGGGCTTTGACACAGCTTGTTGCATATGGAGCCCAGGACGTGTACTTAACTGGAGACCCAAAGATGACATTCTGGAAATCTGTTTTCACGAGGTATAGAAATTTTGCGCTGGAATCAATTGAGCAAGATATCGTAGGAGGAATTGTATCCAATGGCGATATTTCCGTCACCTTGTCTCGGTCGGGAGACTTGATATACGCCATAATGTTTGAAATTGAGTTCCAACGCGGCCCATCTCAGCCAAACGACCCAGCGCCATATTTTTCGTGTGAGCAATGGCTGAAGCACATAGAGTTGTATATCGGAGGCCAAAAGGTGTATGAGTTTGGCCACGAGTGGTTCAGGATGTACTGGGAGCTGTTTTATAATTTGGAGGAGGAAATAGCATACAACACCATGTGCAACTGGACAAACGAACCCGAGGGGTATATACGTACATTCTTCCTCCCTATCCCCGTGTGGTTCAATGCTACGGACCCGGGAAGGGCCCTTCCTCTGATCGCATTGCAATATCACGACGTGCAATTTAAGATTAAACTAAATAATATCAACAACATCCCTGGTATCAACCCCAATTTCATACCTACCATGCGATGCTTTGCGGACTACACGTTCTTGGACACGCAAGAGCGCATATGGTTTGCACAAAACCCCCACGAGTACATCATACAGCAAGTGCAGACTAATCAATTTCCGATTAATGTAGGCCCCAATCAGCTCAATTTCAACTTTGATCTCAACTTCAACCATCCTGTAAAGGCCCTCATGTGGGCGTGCACACCTGGGTCCACCACACATGGACAATACACGTCGCAGCCAGGTGAGCAGGATGAGGAAGTTTTGGCTCCTCTCGAAACGGCGACGCTCTTGCTGAACGGAATAGAGAGATTCCAGACGCGGAAAGGCGCGTACTTTACGCTCGGAAACCCCTGGGCGACTTTTGCCGGTTCTTATACCTCTGCTGGTGTGTATGCTTATGGGTTTGGAATCCAATCCGGCCTTGACGATCCCACCGGTTCGCTCAACTTTAGCAGGATAGACAGTGCGGTGCTGCGTGTCCGCACGAAGCAGGCCATTGTGGACAATGCTACTATCCCAGGTAATGTGACGGTGGCGACCATGACAACGACCGCGTCGAACGTGCTCAGCACAATGTATGTGTGGGCGCCAAATTACAACGTGCTTCGTATAATGAGCGGGATGGGCGGAATGGCCTATGCCAATTAAAAATATTTCATTGTTGTTTCTTGCTTTTGTCGATATAAGCGTATATCGACAAAAGTGGTTTATAATATTTAGTACTTATTGAACATAAATGGTCAAGAAACATCTCATTTATCTTCTAGAATGTAAAGGAAAGTTTTATGTGGGAAGAACTTGTAATTTCAAGATGAGGATGCTTGGTCACAGATACACAAACTCTAAACGTTCTAAACTGGCAAATGCCATCAAGAAATATGGCTGGGCATCTTTTGACGTGTCTGTGCTAGAAGATGATTTAACTTTTGAGGAGGCCGTCGTCCGAGAACCATATTTCATATCTCTTCTAGAGACGGTCAAGTATGGGTACAACATCCTCCCCGGAGGCGCGGGATATAACCGGGATGATGCTCCGATGAAGACAATACGAAAGATACGAGCATACAACATCAAGACAAAAGAAACTTTGATTTTTGAAACTGTCTCTGATGCCGCAGAAGAACTCGATATTCATTCTGGCAAGATATCTGCGGTGCTTAACAAGACCGTGGAAATAAACAGACACGGTACCGAAGTGGTGAGGAGGCAAGCAGGAGGCTACACATTCGAGGATTTTGATGAGACTGCTCCAGACATGACATACGAGGAAATCCCAAAGGTGATGAGCAAAGATGCCAAGGAAAAAATTGGTGCTGCTGCCAAGGGACGTGGTGCCAAAGGTGTCATAGGATATCACGTGCTAGGATACACGGTGGAGTTTGATGTCATCAAAGATGCTGAGAAAGAGTTTAATTTATCTAAAGGAGAGATTAATAAGTGTGCCAAGGGATTGCGTGGGGTGCGAGGTGGTTTTATATGGAAATATAAGGACATCGAGGAGCGTGCCAAGTATCCAGAGTGGGACATAACAAGAAAGTGCGGTACTAAATTAAATCAATTGGGGCGACCTGTGTATAGGATTTTAGAAGATGGAACCAAGGATATGTATCCATCATCGAATGAGGTAAAACGTATTCTTGGTATTACAAACTTGTATAAAAGTCTTACAACAGGGCAAAAGTCAGGTGGTTACAGATGGTTTTATGACGACTAAAAAAATATATATTGTAAATATAAAAGGAAAATGTCCGGAAGTCGCATAACCGGTGGAATGGCAGATGGCCGCGCGTTTACTAACTATGTGTCGAGTGGTCTGTACAACAACTACCTAGAGGCTCAGTTCAAGACCCCCGAGGACTCTCAGTACCGCGAATATCTCCAAAAAAATGCAAAGGCCGTAGAGCAGAAGATAGGCCGCCTGACCGCCGTATACATAAAGCCGCCAGTGATGCCAAAGAGCAACCTGAAGGTCGAAGGCGATCCTAATGCCCGCATGACTGCTGCTGGCCCCGACTACAGCCAGAAGATTCTTGACGATTCTTATTACAAGCGCGTTGCAAATTTCAACACCGTTGCCTCACAACAGAAGATGTACCTCCTCGGGCTAGACAACAAGAACTACGGAAATATGTAATTACTTTGTTTACAGTTTTTGTCGATATATATTTATATCGACGAAATCACAGAAGAGAAATTGAGTACTTAGGAAGCATTGTCACATTGGTAGAGGTGATGACCATATTGCTCAGGACATTTTCTCCATGGAAGGAGATAGATGCATCCATGTCAACATCAATGTCTAGGAGGTTTGCCACCAGGACATACGAACCATCGGTGGTTTCGACATTGTATGTAATAACACCGGTGACATTCTCACGCGTCAGCGAAACAATGTCTCCCATGGAGGACCATAGGTGAACGGCATATGCGGTGGGAGCGAAATTGTTGTCCTGGTTGAAGAGGGAGAAAATCTCAGTGTTCTCGTCATGCGTCACCCAATGCGTGCCCCAGCATAGGAGAGGGCCTAGGACCTTTGGTTTTTCGAGGAAACGACCAATGATGTCAAAAGTCATAATCATAGACCCTACATCATTGTGCTGAACAGGCCCGCCTGCCTTGAAAACCGCCCAGTCTACAACACTCGTCTCAGTCACCATCGCAAAAATGTCGCGTTTCTTCTCGGCGGAGATGTCGGCGAGGTTTAGAGCATCATAAAAGTGGTTATACATTGTGTCAAAGTTGCCCTTACCATTGATAAAATCCTCATACCTGTTATCGAGTTTGCGAAGTGGGAAGTGGTGAATGGCAACAAAGTCGATGTGTTCTCCCGCGACATTCAGCACATCGGTAATGAACTCTGGCAACATGCCGTTAGATCCGATGATAGCGTCTGGGTCTTCCTCTCGCATCGCGTTGGCAAAGTCGATGAAGTCAGTACCATACTGCGTGCCATTGTCAGGAGAACCATTGTAAGCAACCTTCTTGAGGTCGCTCTCATTGCCAATCTCCCAGTAGAAAGTGTTGTTGAAATTCTCACGAGCATATCGCACCCACTGGCGCGCAGTCTCGATGAGAGTTTCCTTAGAGGGACCATCGTCCGTATACATGCTGTCAAAGTTTATGATGACGGAGACATCCCTGTCCCCAGCAACATCCATAAACTGGTCAAAGTCGAGCGCGTTGACAAACGACCCGTTGCTGATGATGGTGTTATCATTGTTTGGCCATCTGGCAGTCGTGTTGAAAGCTGGTTTGTGAGTGTCCGGCGTCCAGAATGGAGCCGTAGCCCAGAGATACGAGGACGCTTCCAGGCCTCCCGGAAAACGCAGCGACATAGGCCCAGCATTGTCGATTGCAACCGAGAATGGCAGGGCTCCTGGATTCCTTCGTTCGTCAGGATCGGCATAATTGAGCGTGGACATCCCTACATTTTTGGTGGTGGGCAGAATCTTTGCATTGGCGAAGACCAAGAGGAGGGAGCACACGAGGAACTTCATTGTCTGAAGAATGAGACAAAGAAAATGCTTATATGTTTTCTGGGTATACCGGGGTCAAGTGACACATTGTGTAAATTTTATTTTAAAAATATTTATAGTGTATAAGTAATATTATGGAATTGTTGGCGCTTGCTGGATTTTGTCGATATAGTTTTATATCGACAAAATAAACATAAAAGAGTTATAACTATATTGGTTTTATGGAAGAAGACCAAATAGACTATATCAATGATATTGAATTTGAAACATTTATAGACCATTACTGGGACGAGCAGAATATCTGTGTGTATACCGTGGACCTCGAAAATAAGAAATATGTTGGTATCACGCGCGATACCAAGACAAGATGGCGAATGCACGCATATCCAAGTTCCAAGTGTAGGTATATACGCGATGCTTTGCTAAAATATGGAGTAGACAATGCAAAGTTTGAAATAATAGAGCGTGATGTATCTCCGGAGGATGCTGACAAAAAAGAACAATATCACATAGATAGATTAAATACACTAGCACCAAATGGTTATAATTTGACATCTGGTGGTAGGTATCACAGACATAGTGAGGAAACCAAACAACTGATGCGTGATTGGTGGCAGGTCTATGAGAACAGAGAACGACGAGCTGCCTCTCTAAACAAAACTCAAAATACACCAGAATACAAAGAAAAGGTGAGGCAACAATTACTACGACAATGGCAAGATGAGGAATATAGGGAAAGCATCAAAAATACTATGATTGCCGATTGGGCAAATGAGGAACAGCGCAAAAAACGGATACAATCATTGATTATCGCCCAAAATAAACCAGAGGCCAAAGAACGTGCCAGTAAACAGCTGACACAGCGATGGAAGGATGATGATAATTACAGAGACAAGATGACTACTACAACAAAAAATCTCTGGTCAGACCCAGAGCATCGAGAGATGAGAATGGTATCTTTGTTAGAAGCTCACGCTAAACCAGAAGAACAAGAACGTAAGAGTAAAGCTCAAAAGGCCGTATGGAATGACCCTATTAAACGAGAAAAAATACTTGCTGGTTGGCAAACAAGAAGAATAAAGAAGCAAAAGACATTCGAAGATGTCTTTATGAAGTTTAATGGTGATAAGGAAATGATTAAGAAGGAGTTAAATATCACATCCGAGAAGACATATAAGACACATCTAAACGCAATACCTATGGAGAGGTGCGTAAATTTTGTTTTTAAAAATATTTATAGTGTATAAGTAATATTATGGAATTGTTGGCAATTGGATCCATCGTGGCCTATGGTCTATACTCGTCACAAGAAGGTCGAGAGCCCAGACAAGATCGGAATACATATCGCAACATTATGGACGGTGGCAATGGTGTAGATGAAGAGTATGACACGAAGCCAACCCAGATGGTGAAGAACTATCGCAAAAAGGCTTCGAAGCGGTGGAAAGAGGCACAGGTTCCCAAGCAGAGCGGGATAATAACCCCAAACCAGAGACCCTCGGAGGTAATGCCTTTCTTTACGTCTGGGAAGACGATGAACACCAACCCTGAGATGAATCAGCGGAGGATGGAGCTCTACACTGGCCAGGTCTTGGACGGTTTTAGCACCTCGGGAACATATAAGCACAAGCAGGAAGCTAACAACTTCTTTGGCATGACTGCTCAAGGCCGTGTGGGGTCCGACGGAACCGTTGGTAATATGCCTGGCGATACCGAGTTGCTTAAGGCACGTTCCGTTAACTCCCATCAGCACAACAATGTCATGCCCGCCGAACAGCTCCGCGTTGGTCCCGGTCTCGGCGTCGGACCCGAGGTCGCGGCAACTGGTGGTTTTCAACAGTTCTATCGCCAGCTCCCTCTCAACGTCAACGACTACAAACTCACACAGTTACCAGGTCGTCTTGTCCCTGGTTCTGGAACCGCTCTTGCAGGAGGAAAGGGAGAGGTCCAGCAGATCCAGAGTGTAAACCACAATCCCGGCGCTCTCGTGCTGCCCTATGACGAACGCCCTTCGCTTCCCACAACTAACGGTGCTATCCTCGCCGCCACACAATATGGTGATGAACCTCGTGGTTTCTCTGGTCTCAAGCCCTTCGAAAGTTATAGTGGTGTGGGAGAGGCTGATGTGTCCGCTCCTCAGGGTCGTTATGTGGATCAGACTCGCGGTCGCCCACGCACCGGCGATGGTCAAACAGATCCTATAATCAACATCAATGGAACATCTGTAGCGGGTGGCGCGGCTGGTGGATATGTGACAGAGGCGGATCAAGGATCTTTCACCCTTGACTCGCAGCGTGGTCTTATCAACAGGTATCTCATGCCCGCAGGCGTCACCGGTGTTGTCCAGTCTGCAGGTGAGGCGCGTCCAGAGTATGTTCCAGAGTCCACTATTCGCGAACAATACGAGGATGCTTACTTCACGGGTCCTGCAGGTGCAACGGGCGGTCAGTTCGCCGAGCGTATGGACGTATTGGAGTTGCAACCAGAGGGGCGTACATCCAAGCGTACAACCCAGAACATGGGTTTCACCCCTGGCGCTGGCCGTGTAAACAACTTCGCTCCCGCCTCTCAAGGCAGTTACGGTCTCAAGAACCATCCGACCTACGACGGCATCGAGCGCACACAGCCTCGGAATGTCAATGCGCAAATCTTTACTGGTGTGGCCGCGGAGGGCGAAGATGACAGATTTGGTACAAAGAGCCGGGTCGAAAACCCGTGGGGAACCCCTGGCAGCCTAAATATCGCATCTAATCAGCTCGCCGATAACCGTATCAACCGCGATGTTGCCAGACCAAGTGCCCTTGAGTTCTCTGCAGGTGACCCTATGGCACAACAAAGATTTAAGCCCACTGCATGGACTCCCAATAATGCTGGTACTGGTGACATATCGAATCTGCCACTTTGGAAGCAGCAACAACTTAAGAAAAATAAAAAGTAGATGTCATTTGTCCTAAGAATACATATTGACAAACAAGTGATTATAAAGAACTCATACCTTGTAATAAAAGTTATATGGAAGAGACGCTAGAATACTATTTTGAAGATGAGTCGCATGTCATCTTCGAAAAATACACGATCAACACACTCGGTATCATCAAGAACAAAATATCAGGAAAGACACCGAGTTACGGAAACAGAGCGTACAATGAGTGTGGCGTGTATGATGACGATGGGAAATGGCGCTGGATACGAGTAGCTCGTGCGGTAGCATCAACCTTCTTAGGGAAGCCGCCGACACCCCAGCATACCGCCGACCACATTGAGAGCGAACAAAAGAAGAATGATGCGCTGTCAAACATCCGGTGGAAATGCAAACCGGGGCAACGTGCTAATCAGATTCGCCAAGATACTCTCAAATCAGCAATCATCGTCGTCAAGGATGGTGACGAGAAGACCGTGAAAGAGTGGGTCGATTTTATGAACGCCACAAAGACGCCGAAAGAACGCGAGTTTACCAAAGGCATGATTGAACAGTATGCTCAAAGGAAGACTCGTGGATTTGCGTACAAGATATATCCTGATCTTGAAGGCGAGGACTGGAAGAAGATTGAGGGTTCCAAAAACACCCAGGGTCGCTGGGAGATCTCGAACATGAATCGCGTGAAGTACATTACGAATCACGCAGAAAATGTCCTGTGGGGCGAACGCTTGGGACGTAAGAACGGGTATCCTTTTGTCAACATCAACGGGAAGATTTGTTATTGTCACATCCTGGCGTTCACAGCGTTTCATCCTGAGTTGTGGGCCGCAAAGGAGCTGGAAGAGATGGTCTGCCACGAAGATGATGACAAGGAGGACTTCCGGCCTCACAAGCTTTGTCTGGGTACCGCTTCCGACAATGCGAAGGACTCATACGCCAACGGCAAGCGCGATGGCACAAAGTCCGCACGGATGAAGTGCGCATCGTACATTGACGGCGTGGTCGAGAAAGATGATTATACCAGTCTGACGGCCGCCGCAGAGTATCTGAAATCCAAAGGATATCCCAAAGCATCTCATCGAGGTGTTAGTATGGCACTCTCTGGAGATTACAAAACAATGTACGGTCGCACGTGGCAGAAGATCAAGTGACGTGTCATTGCTTTGCCCCAGGAGTGTCATTTGACCCTGGTGTTTCCAAGAACATAAAAGGAGGGTTGGTGACCTAGTAAATCACCAAAAAAACAAGCAAACATGTTCTCCGCTCTTCCCAACGACATCGCACGCCAGATCGCCAAGATTGCAATTAATGAGAGAAATGAGGATGTGCTCGACCAGATCAGGAATAATGTGGCACATATCATGGAGTTTGCTGCCACGGAGAAATGCGATTTTGTGGATACCCCTCTTTTTGATGGCTCGACAAAGTATCTTTGCGTCACTCAGTTTAAAAAGAACGAGCAACTCGCTTCCCGCGGTATGATCACTCTGACGATTACTTTCTGGGTTAATTCTGATGAGTTTGAGCTCACCAAGCATATCTATGTTACACCCAACGGCGAATATGAAGAAGAAAATGACTATTCCTTGTATGTTGTTGACAAGCAAGGAAAGTATGGAGACATTGTGGCTGAAGTGTTTGGTCACATCTTTACAGATGGCATCGTGTATTGATTTTAGTCACATATTCTGGAAAAAATATCACATTATGTAAGCATATGCTCGACACAAATTTTGACAAGGAAATGCCGAATGATATTCTCAGGACAGTTTACAGGATGGCAGTGCATCTGAGAGACAGGGATATCTACAACAGCAAAGTTTGTGAAGTTGCCAATAAAATATTGACTGACATTTCAACCAACATAACAGCGCGCGTGACTGTGGGGTTTTATTCGGATGTGTTTAACTTGACAAATCTACATGGTTTCATACGGACATATGGGATGGGGCATATAGTTACATTGGATTTCGCGGACAGGACTGTGAACGCGGTGCTGAAGATTAAACAGAATGATGGGGTGTATGTTATAACTGACTATGAGTGCACGACTGATAATGTTTTTGCTTTGCATGTTGTTGATTCTCTGGTTTCACAATTTAATGATCAGCTTGTTCTGGTTAACAAAAGAAGGCCCACGCGTGCATGGATACAGATGCAATTGCGCGATAAAATCATAGAGGATCTGGCGATGGCCACGAAAATTTCTGTTTACAGACTAGAACGGATATTAGACTCTTGAACAAATACATTGGTTTTGATACATCTTTACCAAGATATATCAAGTATAATGCCCGCTATGCGAATCGAACGCATAACCTCCACCTTACGAAGGTGGCGCTCTGCCAATTGAGCTAAGCGGGCTGTAGCAACGACGCGATTCGAACGCGTGCCCCGTTAGGGATCCCGTCTTGAGCGGGACGGAATGGACCAGACTATCCGACATTGCCGTGTGTTTATAGCCCACGTGGCTGTACCTGCAGGGAAAGGAAATATGTGGTCAGTAATGTATCTTAAAAGTAAAATGGCAATTACTTACGTAAAAATAGATACTTATCTTTTTGGTATGTTTTCGCCCACCGGCGGCGCCATCGAAAGACGGCGACTTCTGCCCACTGAGAGGATTGAACTCTCGACCTTTCGCTTACAAAGCGAACGCTCTACCACTAAGCTAAGCAGGCTATCTCACCACCCGGTTTCGATCCAGGTACCTAAGGATGACAATAGACAATTACAGTCCTTCGCTCTTCCAATTGAGCTATGGCGAGGCGCGTTTAAAGTCCGCCGACTCGACCCCACGCAGAATCGAACTGCGAACGGGTGGTTAACAGCCACCTGTGATAACCGTTTCACCATAGGGTCTTGCGTTTAAAGTCCGCCGACTCGGCATCCATCGGATTCGAACCGATGACCTACAGGTTAACAGCCTGTCGCTCTAACCAACTGAGCTAGGACGCCAATGCATTTAAAGTCCGCCGACTTCTGCCCGATGTGGGGCTCGAACCCACGACCACTAGATTAAGAGTCTAGCGCTCTACCAACTGAGCTAACCGGGCTATCTCACCACCTGGTTTCGATCCAGGTACCTAAGGATGACAAATAAACAATTACAGTCCTTCGCTCTTCCAATTGAGCTATGGCGAGGTGCGTTTAAAGTCCGCCGACTCGACCCCACGCAGAATCGAACTGCGAACGGGTGGTTAACAGCCACCTGTGATAACCGTTTCACCATAGGGTCTTGCGTTTAAAGTCCGCCGACTTGAATGTGCTGGGAGTCGAACCCAGGTTTACAGCTTGGAAGGCTGTTATGCTACCGTTGCATCACACATCCTGGCGTCTCTGGCGGGGGTCGAACCCGCAACCTTTGGATTAGAAGTCCAACGCGCTGTCCATTGCGCCACAGAGACATGCGTTTAGTGCCCGCCGGCAGTGGCTTCACACGGTATCGATCCGCGGACCTTGGCATCTTCAGTGCCACGCTCTCCCATCTGAGCTATAAAGCCTTGCGTTTAATGCCCGCCGGCAAGTAGCAGCAACGCGATTCGAACGCGTGCCCTCATAGAGGATCCGATCTTAAGTCGGACGGAATTGACCAGACTATCCGATACTGCCATTACGTTTAAAGCCCGTCGGCTATGCTCCTACCGGGTGCTGCCCCCGGGCTCCGGGCTTATAAGACCTGGCGATTGACTGTTTTCTTATAGGAGCTGGTGCGCCTACCGGGTGCTGCCCCCGGGCTCGGGACTTATAAGATCCCGCGACTAACTGTTATCTTATAGGCGCTTTTACTTACCTGTCATACACACTCATGCACAGAAACACTTGCTTATCTTCTCAAACAACCCAGTCTTATGCATCTTCTCAACAAGTCTGTCTATGCTCCCATCATCAATCATCTTCTTGAGCATCTCGAGTGTTTCAGGTGTCAACCTGTCATCGATCGTGCCCAACTTACCATCTTTACCCGAAGCAAAGGCAACTAGTGCCTGTTTTGCCATTGGGCGATTGTTGCCTGCCAACGCTTCCTCAACAAGATCCAAAATTACCAGCATGTTAACGCTTGCAAGCGTAGCCATTATATACTTACGTATACACTATTTTTTTTAGATTTTAACGAATGCTAACAGCTCACAGGAACTTTAGGTTGTCCTCGTCCTCGTCGGACACAATCGCCAGCTCCTTGGGGGCCTCCTCATCGTCACCGTCCTCGGCAACGAAGGCAAACGCATCGAGACGAGCGGGCTTCGAAACAATGAGGATCTGTACGGCGCGGAAAGAAATGCCCCAGCTGGTGCCGGAGCCGATGAACCAGATGCTGGCGACCTCGGCAATCACCTTCACCTTGGCGCCCTTGGGGACGTCCTCGACGCTGATGGGCTTCTTGTCAGTGTCAAAAATCTGGACATTGGGCTTCCCGTTGAGCATTGGGATCTTAAACTTCATCACGGGGGCATACTTACCGGAGGGATCCGCCTTTGTCAGCTTGCGGTAGGTGTCCTCAAGGAGCTCACGAGACTTCTTCTTGCCAAACCAAGAAACGGAGTTCTCAACAGCTGCGTCAACCAGATGGGTGTCCAGCTCGTTGATCTTGTTAAAGAGAGTTGCCAGGTTCTCATTGGTGTCCATATCACGGAATGACAGGTCAGCAGAGTAGCTGGTGGGCTCAGCATCGGGACGCTCACGGTAGCCAGAGATACCGAAGGGCAGGTGCATCGCGGGGGTCTGGATGGTCAGGCGAGTCTTGGTTCCATTGACATCAGCGAGAGGAACATACTTGCCACCGAGCTTGTTCTTCTCTACGGGAGCGAACTTGATGTTGGAGGGCTCAAAGGTCTTAGCGGTGAAGATTGCCATTCTGATTTAGGAGGGTTTGTTTTTCCTTAAGTTCTTTGGCAGTTGTTTGCTTGGCTTTTGGGTTTGGGGGTCTTTGTTTGTTTGTTCTTATGGGCAGATGGTTGGTGGTGAGGAGATGTTCTTTGTGTGTCAGAGTCTCCTTTTATGCTCTTGTGTGTCGATATAATCATTCCAGGGTCAAATGACACTGCTTTTTGTTCCCACAGATGGGGCAGGATTTGTAAAACAGCAAATCTACCAGTCCAAGCAGTACAGCTGCCAGAAGAGCAACTATCACTACGCTGGCCAGCATCGCCGGGAACACCCAGTCTTTGGGAGGACCTCTGGCACCGACGACATTCAAGTTCTGTAACATAGGCCTCAAGATGTTTTCTATACCTGCGCGATCCATATTACTGTTATCACATATTTTTACTATTGTCTCTGAACTGAGAAACGTCGATATATTTGTATATCGACAAAAGTACAAACGAACTCTTTACTGATATTTAATGTTTCTGTATATAAATGTCCAGCTTTGTCTTGTTCTTGTTCTTCACAGGAATAATTTTAATCGTAACAAACGAGTTAACATATAACAAACCTCGGGAGATCCAGTACCGGTATCTACCACGCGATCTTGATCAGTTCATAAGGACGGAAGAGTTCCCATCTGCCATATTCGGGTCAATGTGGGACGTCGACACAAGGCGCGGTGGCGATGGATCTGCCAACCCACCTGGTATTCGTCAATCAAACTAGACATATCGACAAAATAAATATTAAGCAAACTAATAACATACTAAATAAGTATGTTCTCCGGATTTAGACCATTACAGGTTTATAAACACGGTGTAGACATTCCAACAGTATTTGAAAATTACGAAATAAATGTGTGTGCTGTAGTGAGACATAAGAAGAATGGTCCCATCGGAATTACAATCAGTGGTAATTACAATAGAATATATGTGTACAATGAGGGCAAAAAAGTATCAATACGGCTTTCAAGAGCAGTTTTGTCCACTTTTGCAGGACCTCCGCCTACTTCAAAACACACGGCAGACCATAGGATTTCAGATAGAAAATTGGATGACAGATTGATAAATCTGAGATGGGCAACTGATAAACAGCAAAGAAGTAATCAAATTAAGTACAACAAATATAAAGAAAATATAGTTGTTCACAATGGTATAGAGAAGTCTGTATCTGAATGGGCTATTTTTCTTAATATTGGTCGGAATGCAGTTAGACTTAGAGTAAAAAGATATTCAGATTGGAATTATAAAGAGTATGAAAATATGAATAATGAGATATGGAAGAGTGTATCGGAAACGAAATCAAACCCTGTATCATTTGAGGTATCTAATTTTGGAAGATTGGCCAAAATTACAAAATATGGACGAACAATTATAGATCCTAAACATATGAAACTTAATGGTGGGAAATATCCTTGTATTCAGATAAATAGAAAAAAGGTAAGCCTACACTTGATGGTATTCAAAACTTTTTTTCCGGACGAATATGATATGAAAAAAGAAGAAGAAGTCATATGTCATAAAAATGACAATGTATATGACTGTTCTATAGATAATCTGGCCATAGGTTCACTATCTAAAAATGCGATGGATGCTCATTTAAATGGTAAGTTTGATGGTAAGAAAACTCAAATGCAAAGTATAATTGCCGAACATAAAGAAACAGGTATTATGTATGATTTTGCATCTATACGAGAAGCAATTAGATGGTTAAAAGAAAATACTGACTGGAAAAAAGCATGTGGGAAGTCTATTTATACTTGTCTAAGAAATCCTACAAGGTCGGCATATGGTTATAAATGGGCAGATGGAGGTGCCAACCCGCCAGGTATTAAACAGTCAAACTGATACAGGCATCTTTAGTAAGCATATCGTTCCCAGTTTAATTTATATAAAAATATGCCCAGTAGCATCCCATGTCTACAGAAGCTAGACCAGAAGACGCTCTGTCGGATTTCTCCCCTCAAAGTTGTAAAGATTATGGGGAAATCGAAGAAATACCTGATGATGTTTTGGTCGTGACTGAGATAAAAAGAAGCCTTGGACGTGAGGTCAATATTACTCAACCGGAAAATAACACATACTTGATATCGTACTCATCATCGTCCAGTGATAACACTGATTTCTTTTCTACATCTCACGTGGAGGTAAGAGTGCCAGAATACTACCATCCCACTAGCATCAACATTCCTGATAGCAGCACCATCATCCCAACAAGGTTTGGATGTTCATCATCCTGTTCGCCTGAGCAAGCGGTGGTTTTTGTATCTCCGAGAGGCATACAAATGCAGTGGCTTCGGCTTGCACAAATAGTATCCGGTATTCTGTGTTTCATTCAGATATGTATAATTGGTGCTTTGTACAGGCGGACAACCATGCCAGTTAGCATACTACTACGTACTGGAAATGATGTGGCCAGCAGTGTGCTATTTGAAGTTTCCATAGATACCATTATACTTATGCGATTAAGCATTGCTGTCTTGTACGGTTTGTTACCAGCAATTCCGTGTGTGTATGCAAGATATGCCATCGGTATCGTAGACAAAAACAACTACCTTCGTTGGGTGTGTTATTCTATATCATCTCCTATATTAGTGGTTCTAGTTTCTATCATGGTGGGGGTGCTTAATGCTTCGGCGCTTCTATACATTTTCGGTTTGTCTTGCTCCACTACATTATTCTTTTTCATGCAGGAACGGTATGAATTTCCAGGTGCGGGTGGTCACATGCCAACATTGTTTGCTTGGATCACTGGTTTGATTCCATGGGTGGGTATGGGGGTGCATGCTTTCTTTCCGTGGGGTAAATATCTTGAAGTAGATGTTGTCGAGACAAATACACTTTCTGTGCTAATGTATTTCACGAGTTTGGTGGGATACGTGTTATATGGAACATTCCGTACTCTCCAATATAATATTGTTTCCGTGTTTTCAGATTATATGGTAGGAGAATTGGCTTTTACACTTCTTGATATAACAATGAATTTCTTGACGACATGGATCCCACACTTTGCTTTTGTCTCATGAGTAAAAATATTGCTTACTACTATAAATGGTATCGAGATGGGTTATAATCACGCTGTCGGCTATAATAATAGCATCCGCTCTTGTAATCGGAATCACATACTTTCTTCTAAAGAAATCAGACGAGGAAGAACGCGCAGCTGACGAAGTATATTTGCGCAGTAAAGCGAGTATGCTACAGGCAGCGGTTGATAATAACATACAGGCAAATTCTAAATACGTCGATGTCCAGAGCAGCAGGATATTAGAAAATGTAAACTCTTCCAACAAGACAGTGCAGAAATCAACTTCCAAGCTTTCCGGGTTGATAGCGCGCCAGAAGGCTGCGATTGCAGAGTTGAAGAAAAGGTACACGGCCGAGAGTGGTAAACTGAATAAATAAAAATAAAAGTGTACTAATAAATGATAAACCGTTTTGTAGTGTTCTGCGTGATCATATATGCTGCCATAAACATGATGAATGGAATGTTCATACAGTCTCTCGCAGATGTGTCGGCCGCGTATGGTTTCCAATGCGAAAGTTGTAACAAGGCACAGCCATTCTTTGCCATAGCAGCAGCAGCCAACTTGTACAACATGCGTTTCCTAGGTGTCGCAGGGTTCTTGCTGGCAGCAGCAGGTCGCATGGATCTCGCCCAGGGAATTCTGGCCCTGCATTATAGTCTGGTGGGCATAGATGACGATGAGCTTGCCCCTGCCGGCAGAATTGCCGCGGGTGCCGCGGGAGTCGTGCTTGCTCTTTGAACACGCTTGTGGTAGATGTCGATATACATATATATCGACAAAAAGTTAAAACTGATTGATACCATTTGAATACAGAATCATCTGCTTTCAAAAGTTGTGCACACTGCAATCACCAACGGAGTTCGGGACTCACCTGAGGTGCCTGTGGATAATAAAAGTATTGTTCCTGTGGACGATATGAAGGAGTCATGTCTGGTTTTTTGCTAGATGAATCAAGCAGCAGAATCAAGATGAACAACATCGCGAGAATTACTAGCAACTTTTCCGGTGAGGAAAATATATCGTCAAACCACTTTTTCGTGTTTACCATTGATGATTTGCACGCTGATAGCAGCTTCTTCCGTATCCTTGGATCTATAAGTTCCCATACCTTTGCCATTCCCTGCTTGGTATACATCTCAGAGATATACCGTTTGACTTCGAGAGATGTAATTTTCCGTTCCTCGGGTATCATCGTGGGTAACTCATCGGTATCACCGCTGTTGTCGTCGCCAACGAGCTCACTGGGAAATTTTATGCGCTCCACCTTTGTTGTTTTCTTTGGCGCGTCAGCCTGGGGCTTCTCAAGGCTCTCAACACCAAAAGCCTCCGATATGCTACAATAGTACATATTTAGTATATTCATATATATTATTATTTTTAAATCTCAATTACACGCGCGGGAGCAACATTCTTCTTTGGGCGACCACGGGTCTTTTTGGGAGCAAGTTCGATCACCTTCTGCTCGGGGCTTCCAAAGTCGCTGGGAGGAGGGCTCTCGAGGTCGCTGGGAATGTCACTGAGGCGCTCAGACTCGTCATCCTGAATTGACTCAAATGAGTGCACTGGTTCCGGTTTGCTCACACGCCCCTGGGCTGGCATCATACCCTGGAAATCATTGAGCCCCAGTGGGGGGAATGCGAAAGAAGGGGGTGCCATCTCCTTGCGCTGCACAGGCGCGCTTGGCACACTACTATGCTGTGCATTTTGCTGGAAGAATTGCTGCATGGGGTCCTGCTGCTGCTGGAATTGAGCGGGGGCAGCAGGACGGGCAGGCTCCGGAGTCTTCACCTGGGGACCCGCACCACCTCCGCCAAACATCTTCATGATGCCCGCCATCATGTCCCCGCCATCTCCGCCCTCAATGGTATGCTTAATCTTTTTTGACATCACATTGCTCATGTGGAATGTGAGAGCAGCGCCTCCGAATGTAAGGAGCAGACGAATCTCAGGGGGGGTTTGGATCTTGTTGCGATACTTGAAATACAACTCCTCCAGAATGCTATCATAGTCTTTCTGGCTGTACACGCTCTGGTGCAT